TGGCAACAATGTCATTCATGGAGTTATTCGAGAAGTAAGCTTAGTTTTGGCAGGAGCGAATCCTGGTGCTCGTATCGACACCGTTATGATTCACTCTGATGCTGAAGACGGTGAGGAGGCAGAGATTTTTATGCATTCACAAATGGATATCTTCAACGACGATCTTGCTGATGATATGTTAGATGACGACATCATGCATGCTGACAGTGACGATGAAGATGAAAAAGGAGAGACTGTCGAAGATGTGTTTAACACATTGACAGAAAAGCAGAAGAAAGTCGTTTATGCGATAATTGGGCAAGCAATTCAGGACGCAAAGGCTGGAAAATCTGCAAAGCATTCTGACGAGGATGAAGGAGATGACGATGTTATCGCTCATGCTGAAATGGAGCTGGGTGACGACGCTACAGTCGAAGATGTATTTAATACATTGAATGAAACTCAGAAGAATGTAGTTTATGCGCTTATCGGCCAGGCGTTAGAAGAGGCTGAAATTCAACATTCAGATTATGAAGGAGACTACGAAATGAAAGAAAATGTTTTTGATACTGATAGTGTTATGACAACAACTTTGTCACACGCAGATATTGAAGAGATTATGGATGACGCAAAGCGCTACGGTTCCCTTAAGGATTCTGTACTTGCGCATGCAGCTGATTATGGTATTGAGAATATCGGAACATTGTTCCCATATGAGCCAGAAGATGGTAAGTTACTTAATGACCCATCATTTATTCAGAGAGATGACAGCTGGGTTCCTAAGGTTGTTCAGGGTGCTCATCACTCACCATTCTCTAGAGTAAAGTCTATCTTTGCTAACATCACAGAGGATGAAGCAAGAGCTAAGGGTTACATTAAGGGCCACCTGAAGAAGGAAGAGGTATTCCCACTCTTGAAGAGAGCTACTTCTCCTACAACAATCTACAAGAAGCAGAAGCTCGATAGAGATGATATTGTAGATATTACAGATTTCAATGTTGTTAACTTTATTAAGGGTGAGATGAAGATCATGCTTAATGAGGAAATCGGTAGAGCTATCCTGGTTGGAGACGGTAGAGCTGCATCTGATGAAGATAAGATTTCTGAGCTTAACATTCGTCCAATCTGGACAGATCATGAGTTGTACACAATTACTCAGACGGTTCCATTAGCAGCTAATACTAAAGATGATGATAAGGCTAAGGCTATCGAGAGAGCTGCTGTAAAGGCACGTAAGAACTACAAGGGTTCAGGAAATCCTACATTCTTCACAACAGAAGATGTTCTTACAGACATGCTGCTTCGTGAGGATACTACAGGACGTAAGATCTACTCATCTATCAACGAGCTTGCTACAGCTCTTAGAGTTAAGGAGATCGTTACAGTTCCAGTAATGGAAGGCCTTACAAGAGAAGTTGGTGGTAAGACACATACACTTCAGGGTATTATCGTTAATATGAACGATTACAATATCGGTGCTGATAAGGGCGGAGAGCTTAACATGTTCGACGACTTCGATATCGATTACAACCAGCAGAAGTACTTGATTGAGACTCGTATCTCAGGTGCTTTGGTTAAGCCATACTCTGCAATCGTAATTGAGACAGTACCAGCTGCCTAAATAATTTGATCAGGAGGCGGATTAATTCAAAATAGGGTTAATTCGCTTTCTATTTTAGATTTAGCCGCTAAATGGAGAAAAACGATATGGCGAATAGAAATAGATATTTGATCGGGTTCGTTGACACACAAGAAATTAGACCCGGTATTTGGGAAGAGGGAATTGTCGAGAGAAAATATCGAGGCGATCTGAAACGATCTAGTATAAGATATCAGGCTAGCCAAGAAACAACGAATGAAAATGTTACAATTTCCAACTATCTTAGTATAGTGTCCGACCGATATGCACTTCGACATATAGAAAATATGCGCTATATCGTTGTCCGCGGCACTAAATGGAAGATCGAATCAGTGGATCCAACACAATATCCTAGATTACTAATAAATGTCGGAGGTATTTACAATGCGTGATAGAACATCATTTCATGAAGTACTTGTCGAAGCTTTAGGATCTAGAAATGTGTATTTCAATCCACCAGAAACATTAAAATTAAAGTATCCATGTATTGTATATTCTGCTCCAGCGGACGATGTTAAACGAGCAGATGATAAGATATACAATAGAATGATGCAATACAATGTAACTGTCATCGATAAAGATCCTGACAGTGAAATAAGTTCGAGAGTAGCTGAACTAGATTATTGTAAGTTCACTAGATCTTTTGTGTCCGCAAATATGTATCATTTTGCATACAGAATTTACTATTAAACAAGGAGGACTAATCATGAAGTTAGTTTGGGATAAGTCTGGGGAAAGACGTTACGAAACTGGCGTTAAGAAGGGCGTTCTTTATCCATTAGTTGATGGTGCATATCCTCAGGGTTATGTATGGAACGGCCTTACAGGAGTTTCTGAGTCTCCATCAGGAGCAGAGGAGACTAAGCTTTGGGCTGATGATATTAAGTATTTATCACTTTATTCAGCTGAAGAGTTCGGAGCTACAATTGAAGCATACACATATCCAGAAGAGTTTGAAGCTTGTGACGGATCTGCTACAATCGCTCAGGGTGCTGTAATCGGACAGCAGGCAAGAAAGCCATTTGGTCTTTCATATGTTACTACAGTAGGAAATGATGAGGATGGAGCTGCTCATGGTTATAAGATTCATCTTATCTATGGTGCTACAGCTAAGCCTTCACAGAGAGCTTACAAGACTGTAAATGATTCACCAGAAGCAATCACATTCTCATGGGAAGTTGGAACAGTTCCTGTTAATGTACCAGGATTTGACAAGCCAACTGCAAACATTGTCATTGATTCAACAAAGGCTACAGAGGCAGGTTTGAAGGCATTAGAAGATGCTCTTTATGGAACTGCTGAGAAGGAAGCATACTTACCTTTACCAGAGAAAGTTATCGAGCTTCTTAATACAAAGCCAACACCTTAATAGGTTAGTTAGTAAAAATATTCAAAATGGGGGCTTGTTTAGTTTTCAGGCCCCCAAATATTTTTTAGTTAAGAAGGAGGAACAATTTATATGTTAACTAAGACATTTACATTTACAGATTTGGATGGCAACGAGAGAGTTGAGGAGCATTGCTTTCATTTAACAAAGGCTAAACTTTTTGAGATGGAACTTTCTGCAAAGGGTGGTCTCGACAAGTATATTAGTAGAATCGTTATGGAGCAGGATACTCCTAAGTTGGTAGACCTGTTTAAGGACTTAATTAAGATGTCATATGGAAAGAAGTCTGAAGATGGTAGAAGATTCATTCAGAGCGATGAGATCTTTAATGAGTTTGCCCAGACAGAGGCTTACTCTCAGTTGTTTATGGAATTAGCAACTAACGCTGATGCAGCTTCTGCATTCGTTAATGGTATTGTACCACCAGACATTGCTCAGGCAGCAGGAAATATTCAGATTGATCCTAAGACTGCTAAAGTAATTAATTCAGGAGATGTTTCAGCTATGGCTCCAGCATCAGTATAAAATAAGGAGTTGATATGCTTACAGTTAATGTAAAAGGACGTGAATTGTTTGACGAAGCTAACATGTCATTTTCAGTTACGAAAGACTGTGAGCTTCACTTAGAACATTCATTAATATCGATATCTAAATGGGAGAGCAAATGGCATAAACCGTTCTTATCAAATAAAGATCAAGTGACAACTACCGAGTTGTTAGATTACATAAAGTGTATGACTCTTGATAAAAATGTTGATCCAAAGGTTTATATTGCTCTCGCCAATGATGTCGATGCTATTAAATCTATAAATGATTACATACAAGATCCAATGACAGCAACTTGGTTTTCCGATAAGAAAAAAGGACGAGATTCAGAAGTGATCACATCTGAGTTGGTGTACTATTGGATGACTGCATACAATATTCCATTCGAGTGTGAAAAATGGCATATAAACAGATTGATAACATTGATCAGAGTATGCAGTGAAAAGAATAACCCAGATAAAAAGAAAATGGGTATAAATGAAACAATGAGTCAAAATCGAGCATTAAATGAAGCTCGAAAGAAAGCATTACATACGAGAGGTTAAGATTATGGGAAATAAAGAAAATACAAATAATCAGACTGAGGAACAGGTTAATGACGTTGTAGCTGAAACAGAAACAAGTAAAGCTTCTGAGCCTGCAAAGGAATCACCAAAGAATGATGACAAGAAAATTCAAAATAGGGAAGAAGTAGATGATTCAGTTTACAGCAAAGTTGCGCTTCAGGTTAAGTCTGGACAGTTTGGAACTGGCGAAACATTGAAGAATGCGATCATCGCTAAGGGTTTGGACTACAATAAGGTCATGAAGATGGCTAAGTAATTATATTTAATCGGAGTAACGATGAATGATTTCATTTAAAGCAGAGGGGGATTGGTCAAAAACTGACAGTTTTTTAGAGAAAGCCCTAGAAGTTGTTCATCTAGGCAATCTCGATAAATATGGAAAAATGGGTGTCGAAGCTTTGGAAAAAGCGACGCCTGTTTATACTGGTTTAGCTTCTAGTTCATGGTATTATGAAATCGAAAGACATGGTGACACTGTAGAGCTTATATGGTGTAACTCAGATATAGAAAATGGAAAAAATGTAATCGACTTACTAGTTAACGGACATTCTACAAAACGAGGTACATTTGTTCAAGGAAATGATTTTATAACGCCTGCACTAGAACCAGTATTCAATGAAATAATTGAAGGCGTTGGAAAGGAGGTTAAGAGCTTATGAGTGATTCAGTTGATGAGAAGGTTGTTCGAATAAAATTCGACAATGAAAAATTCGAGCAAAAAGTAAAAAACACAATGCAGTCTCTGAAGAACTTAAAAGAGTCTCTTAACTTCGAAGGCGCTGCAAAAGGACTTGAGAATTTTGAAAGAGTTGCTAATTCTTTTAAATTATCTCATATAGAAGATAGCTTAAATGTTATCGAAAAGCGATTCTCTACTTTGGGAATTATCGGGGCGTCGGTCATTAATAATTTGACGACGTCTGCTATGGGAGCTTTGTCTAATGCTGGAAATGCCATAGAAAACATGATATCCGGTGGAGGTCTAAACAGAGCTCAGAATATTGAAAAAGCAAAGTTCCAGTTGAATGGTCTTGGAATAGCATGGGAAACAGTATCTGATGATATTGATTTCGCTGTTAATAAGACTGCTTATGGACTGGATGCAGCAGCTTTGGCCGCTTCTACTTTGGCCGCATCTGGCGTTGCTATTGGCGATTCTTTCAAAACGATAACCGATCCAAGAGATGGCGTTGAGAAGCAAATAAGCCATATGGCTGTTTCTTTGAAAGCTATTTCTGGTGTTGCTGCACAGACTCAGAGTGAATATTCTGATATAGCCAACATATTCTCAACTGTAGCTGGTCAAGGTCAACTGATGACAATGCAGTTACGTCAGCTTGAAATGCGTGGTATGAATGCTGCTTCTATTATTGCAGAACATATGGGCATGTCTGAAGCTGAAGTCAGAGAGGGACTTTCAAAAGGTCTTGTTGACTATGAGACATTCGCTGAGGCAATGTATGATAAGTTTGCAGACCATGCTTCTGACGCTAACAATACACTTAATGGTGTACTTGCTAATATCAGAGCCGCATTTGCAAAAATTGGTCAGTCATTCTATACTCCTCTTATTGAAAACGAAGGACCATTAGTAAAGTTCTTGGATAAAATAAGAGGATATGTAAATGAATTAAAGAAAGACATAGAACCTAAAGATGGTGAACCGACATTAATCGGATCTTTGGTTAGTATGTCTAAAGATTTTATAGCTATAGCAGATGACCTATTCAGTAAATTAGATCATTCAACTTTAGGATCATGGCTTAATAGTTTACACGAACCAATCGACAGACTTCATGAAAAAGTCATGGATATGTATGACTCAATATGGGGTGTCGAGAAGAAAACCAAAGTAACAGCGACTGAATGGTCTAACATATCTAAATTGTTAGGAGCTGATTCAGATAAACTTAGAGACTCATTTATTCAAATGGCTAGAGATAACGGAATAGCCATTGATGAGATGATAGCCAGTACTGGCTCATTTGAAAATTCTTTGAATAACGGTTGGTTATCAGTTGATGCATTTGAGCAAAAAATAAATGAGCTTAAAAGTGGAGTTTCTGATACTGCAACATCTCAGGAAGATCTCAACAAGGTTCTCGAAGAATATAGTGCCGTCGTACATGATGTATGGATGGGCAAGTATGGCGATGACGACGTACGAAGAAAAAATCTTACAGATTTAGGATATGAAGCATCGGTAATTCAGGAACTTGTTAATAAGGGCCAGGATTATCAACTAACTCTTGATGATATTGCATCAGTTACTGCGAATTTATCTGGAGAGAATGCTGTTACTTCAGAGTCACTAGATGGATTATCAAAAGCGTTAAACGATAATTCGGAAGCTATCGATAAAAATCTTAGAAAATCGAAAACTGAATTGAGTGTCGCTGAGAAATTTCAGAAAACATTCGATAATATAGTAGCTACAGCAGATTGGGTAAGAGCAGCTATCTCTGCCGCATGGTTCGTCATGTTCGGTGGTGAAAAAGATAGCAAAAATATATTAGATAGCATTGCAACTACACTATATAACATATCTGATGTTATTAAAAATGATATCAAAAGTAATATCGGCGATCTAACAAATACTTTTAAAGGTTTGTTTGCAGCTGTAGATATTATCAGGATCGTATTTGTCGACATTATAAATCTTGTAAGAATGACATTTGCCAAAGTTACTGGCGATGCTAACATGTCAATACTTGATTTAACCGGTGGCATAGGAGAACTTATTGTTCAGTTCCACGATTGGCTTGAGTCGTCACCATTTATTGCTGATGCTATCGATAAAATATCGAGTGCTATCGCATTTGTCATTACAAAAATAAATGATTTACTCGGACTCACTCCTAAGATAAAAGATAGTACTAATAAAGTTAGTATATTTAGTAAGGCTTGGGAGAAGCTGAAAACGGTAGTTACGGTTGTTGCTGGTGGACTGGCCGCAATCGTCATGTCTTTAGTTTTAGCAGTTAAAGATCTTATAGAAGCATTCAGAGAAATGGACGGCTTCTCATTCGATAACGTTACAAAAGCCTTTGATAATTTCAAGAAAAAGTTAACTTCCGATATCAATGGTAAAATAAACGTCGAATTTGGTCTAGCTGATAAATTAGACGAGCTCAATGGCAGAATGCATGAGAAATACTTTGCTATTACTCAGGGAGCTGGCGAATTCAAGAATCGAATCACAGATATATTTGCTAATATATTTGGAAGTTTCGATTTGGATTCTATCATGGATGGCGCCGGAACATTGGTTACAGTATGGTCATTCACAAGAATGGTTAAAGCTCTTAAATCAATAAATCCAGTAGAGACATTCAACAACGTTCTTGGAGCAGTAGCAAAAACTGTAACAGAATATGGTCGAATGTTAAAGTCTAAGGAAGTAATGTTTATCGCAATCGGTGTTGGTATATTATGTGCTTCTTTGGCTTTGCTGATTCATACTATAAAAGATGTACCATTGTCAGATTTGGCAACGGCCGTCGGCATTATTGCTGGATTAGCCATAACTTTAACAGCATGCTTTATAGCTCTGCAAAAACTTAGCGATTCATCAGCTATGTTTACAGCAAGCAAAGGCAAAGGTGTTACTGGAAGTATTAGTGGTATTGGCTTAACTATGTTCGGTCTTGCTGCTAGTTTATTAATGATAGCATTGGCTATAAAGCAACTTAAAGACGTTGGTTTTGGCGATGCTATTAAATACATGATAGTTATATTAACCGCTGCTGCAGGAATGCTTGTAATGGTTAAACTATTGGGTGTTGAATCTGCTGCTACTATACCTAGTCTTGGAACTATACTTGGTTTCGCGGCTGGATTATATGTTACCGTGCTAGTGCTTAAGAAACTGGGCGAAATGGATTGGGAAACTGTAAAAGATGGACTAATCCGAATGATTCCTATATTTGCAGCACTCGAAGCGATAATATGGTCAATTAATAAAGGCAGCATAAACGGCAAGACGACAAATCAAGCTGCTAGTGCATTCAAGGGCATTGCATTGATGTTCTTAGCTATAACAGCATCTATTTATATTCTAGGACGCATGGACAACGAGGTATTACAGAAAGGTCTTGGAATAGTAACAATCTTATTGTTAATGATCGCTGGTTTAGGCGCGGTTCTTAATCTTACATCTAAGGAATTAGAACCAGGAAAGATTGCACAAAGCAAAGATGTCTATACAGGAATAAGCAAGTTGTTAATCAGTATTGCTGGTACTGTATTCTTATTGGGTAATATGAATCCAACTAGAATGTGGCAAGGTGTAGGCGCTATAGGTATAATATTAGCTTTCTTAGCTGCTTTAGGCGCATTTGCTAACTTCAAGTTGAAAGGTACTGCTTTAACAGTATCTATGGTTAAGACTATGACTAGTCTTATAGTATCGATAGCAGTATCATTAGTACTAGTATCCAACTTATGCAGAGATCCAGCTAGACTGTGGTCTGCAGTAGCCGCTATTGGAATTATATTGTTCGCATTGGCTGCATTATCAGGAGGATTAGCTAAGGTTAATCTGAAAGGATTTGCGAAAGCTAATGTTCTTAAAAATGCTATTATAGCTATAGGCATGCTAGTTGTCGTAGCTGGTGCTTTATGGGCATTATCCACATTTACTAATCCGGAAAATCTTATAGCTAGTTGCATTGCTATTGGTGTTGTGTTTGCCGAGGTTATTGCAGCTTTACTTGTACTATCTGGTATATCAAGCATAGCACCACAAGCCGGAATGGGCGTTGCATTATCACTACTTTTATTAGGCGGAGTCGCTTTAATATTAGGAGCACTGGTACATTTTACAAGCGTTGACGAATGTAAGACAATCGTTGAGATGCTAGCTGCTCTTTTCGCATCTTTAATAGTCACACTAGTTGTGCTAACTGGTGTTGGAGCAGTGGGAGAACTAGCTATAGCCGGAATTGCACTAATGGATATCCTACTCCTTGATATAATCGGCATGCTAGCACTTATAGGAGCTATAGCAAACGATTCAAAAGCAGTTGATAAAGGACTAGAAGTTCTTCAAAAAGTTGCAGATGGTATTGGAAAAGCGATAAGTATGTTCTTAGAATCAGCCGCATCTTCTCTTCCAGCTATAGGTGATTATATTAGCCAATTTATATCTAATATCGAACCAGCCATAAGTCAACTTTCAGAAATGAAAGATGCGAATGTGGGTTCAGCATTGAGTGGAATAGCTGACATCATAGGCACATTGATGACATTCAAAATAGGGGATCTTCCAACAGAAGAAGAACTTAAGTCTCTGGCAGAACGACTTGGACAAGTATCATATATGATTATACTCATGTATGCAATGTTCAAGAATGCTGGTTTTACTACCTTCGGTCTTGCTAAAAAGATGTTTAAGAATGTTGCAGAAGCAATGGGATCGCTCAATGAGATGATTTCACAAATAACTGGCAACGGTGATGGCGATGTATGGAAACGCGGCGCTAGAGATATATTAAACTATTCAAAAGAAGATATGACTACTTTGGCTGAACGATTAGGACAGCTAGGTTATATGCTAATTTTGATATATAACGAGTTCTCTAATGCCGGATTTAAGAACTTTGGACTGGCAAAAACCTTATTCCCTAATATAGCTGATGCTATGAAAGGATTGAACACACTAGTGGCTCAACTAACAGGCAATGGTGATGGCAACATGTTCAAAGAAGGTGTTGCTGCTCTTAGGCAATACACCGAAGAAGACTTATCATTGGTTGCTGAACGTTTGGGTCAGTTAGGTTATATGTTGATTGTAATATATAACGAGTTTTCTAATGCAGGCTTCAAGAACTTCGGATTAGCAAAAACCTTATTTAAAAACATAGCCACAGCAATGAAGGACTTAGGCGAATTTGTATCTGAGGTAACTGGAGGGGTATTTAAAAAAGGTCTAGCAGATCTTGCGAGCATTGATGCAATAACACTGGCTGATGCTGCAACTAAATTAGGAGCATTAGGCTTCATGCTGATAGTATTTTACAGAATGTTCAATGCTGCTGGTTTTGTAGATTTTGGAATGGCCCAGAAGTTATTCCCGAATGTATCAGCTGCAATGGATGGTCTTGCTGATATGTCAGCTCATGCACAGATGGTTCCTTGGGAGTCATTGGCGGCTATGCCTATTGAAGTATTCCAGAAAGCTGGAACTAATATGGCTGCTTTAGGTCTTATATTAGTTGCATATTGGAATAT